GTAAAGAAGTTGCAGTGAAAGTTCAAGCAATGCAACGTCACCCATTCAAACCAAAATTGGTTCACATTGACTTCAAAAGAGCATAATCCAGTATTTACGCTATCTAAAGTCAATTTTAATTCCGAAACCTTTTCTTATTTTTAGGTTTTAAAGTTTAATAAAATCAATGAGTTTCAAAAACGTTTCGGAACGTGATTTGTGACAAAAAAAAGGCCCTTCATTTGAAGAGCCTTTTTTATTTGGTTGGATTGAGTGGTTTTTCTTTTCTGATGTAATGTTGAGTGGTACGTGCAGAAGTATGGCCAAGTTGTTTTCTTGCTCGTTCATCATCAATCATTAATGAAAGGTCTGTTGCCGCTTTTGCGCGAAGATCTCTCAATTGCACTTGATTGATCTCTTCGGCTAGCTCTTTATATTTTCTTGATGCCGCATTACGTGTATCTTTGAAATAATCTGTAAGTGATCTCCGCTCGAGTTTTCGCCCCCATTTATTCGTAAACAGAAACTGATTTTCTTCAGTGATCCGCTTGTCGATAATCTCTTTTAGTTTACCTATAACTTTAATCGCAACACGTTTACCTGTTTTTTGCTGTGTAATATGCAGTAAATCGTTGTAAATGTGCGAGCTGTGAATTTTAACCACGTCTATTGGGCGTTGTCCAGTTAAATACATTACATCCATAATGTCCTTCATATCCCCTGTGGCGCAGTCGTAGATTTTATCCAAGATATAATCTTCGATGTACACATCACGGTAATTCACTTTGAATTTTTTAACCCCTGTAGATGGACTAATCTTTTCAGTGTACCCCCATTCTCTCGCCATGCTCCAAATGTGGCCAAATAACCCAACTTCTATATTTGCGGTTGGTTTAACGTCTTTTCTCCAATCTAAATATTCGCGAATGTGTATAGGCTCTATTTCATCAAGGGTAAATGGTGGATCTTGAAAGTATTGGCGTAATTTCTTTATAGCCTGAATGTTTGAATTTCGAGTATTTTTCGCTTTTTTAAGCGGCACAACTTCTTTTTCGTATCGTTCAAGCACTTCAATAAACAGAATATTGTCTTTCTTCGTGAGATACTGCATATTCAGCTTTGCAGCTTCCAGAATAGCAATATGCTTATCTTTTCCTAAAGCAACTTCTTTTTTATCGGCCATCGTATAGTAGTAATAAACTACGATTGATCCGTCCGCTCTTTTGCGATTTCGACACACCAAACCTTGTGGCAATCCTTGATTAATTCTTTTTCTTGGACGCGCCATAATATTCCCCTTACTAACTTAATACTGCAGACCGCCTTCTTTCCTTTGTTTGGGTAATCTGCTGCACTTTCTCACCTTTCAAAACCTTGTCGCCATCAGATCGTAACACAAGCGGGAACTTCCTATTTCCTTTTGGATGAAGAAAAGGAATTCCGAACTCATTTAAGCTTTTCATCTGATATTTAGGACAAACATATCCAGTTATTAACTCTAATAATTCTGGACTGCAGTATTCGTCAAAAAATTCTCTTCCCATATTCTCTCCAATAAAAAACCGCCCATATTAGGCGGTTGTAGTTAATTGATATTTTGTGTATAGACTGTTTGGCAAATATGGCCATCATAGTCTTTATTTAAATCTAGGTTATAAGCGGTCCATAACAACGCCACCGCAAAGAAAATCTTGAACATAACTTGTCCTTTTTGTGAATTTGAGGTGTAACAATCCGCCACACGGTAAAGTGCGGTCAGATTTTTCGTTGTTTTATAGAATTTCTAACTGAAAACCTGTTTTTTTAGGGTTGTAGGCTCGAAGATGTTTTAATACACGCCAGTTATTGCCTTGCTTGCATTCAAATTGTTCTGTAATGCGTGTCAATACGTTATGGGCTTGACGGAGATTACTTCGATATTCGTAAGCAATATCATGAGCCGGTGCGGCATAATACGAGCCAATTTGTTTTAGTGAAGGGTGAAGCACTTCGCAAAGTTCTGTGCCACGCAATAAAGCAAACCACGCCCAAACAAGCTGCTGGAGTTCATACTCAGTAAACTCAAAAGTGAATTTCTTTTCAACCGGTGGAAGTGCAATCGGCTGCAAGTTCATAATGAACGCCATTGCATTTCCGAATTGGCTTTGTGGCAGTTGGTCGTATTTAGCAATATGGAACATTGCTTTTAGTTGGCGGTAGATTTCTTGCCAGTGCAAGCCTGTTCTATGGTGTGCTTGTTGTACCGCAGATTGAATGGCTTGTTGTTGCTCCTGTGTAATGGTGCTTGGTAAAAGTGCGGTCGATTTCTTGTGTAGATTTAAGAACGCACGTAACACGATTAAATGGAATTTAGGACTAATCCACATTGCGTAGGCTATTACAAGTTCTTCGCAAGCGTAAGTGCCGCCTTGTGTGCCTCGAATAACTTTTAGTGCATTAGGCGTTTCTTTTTCGATTTCTGCGATGAGATCTTTTGTTGTATCAATGCGAAGGAAAAACGCGGGTTTGTGTTTTGCTAAATTTCCGCTTGCTTGATGAAGATCGTTTAAAGAGAAAAGGTTTTCGTATGAACGAATTGAAGTATTAAGAATTGCTAAATTTGACATTTTATGCTCCGAATGTTTTGTGTGTCATTCGATCACTTTTGTAGGGTGATCGGGCTTCAACAACCGCATTCGGGCGGCGGAACTTATTTCCGTGAGGTATTGTATTAGGTTCTCTCGACCCGATCATTGAAAGTTGCAGATCTGCAACTTTTAAATTTTGAGCATAAAAAAACCGCTATGCTGTCGGGTGCGGATACCGCCGAATGTTTTGTTGTGCGGTTATCTTATCCGTTGATGGCGGTTTTTGTCAAATTAAATTGTAAAAGTTTTCATTATAAGCTGTTTATATGCTTCAACAGCATAAGCAAAGCGATTATTATCATCTAGATTAACGGTAACCTGAAATAATCCATCATCAAAATCTATAAAGCGCAAGATGAGGATATTTTGTTTTAATGTAAATTCAATACTAATAAATACGCTTTGTTTTGGATAGGTATTTGGTGATTTTTCAAGGGTGAGTGAAATGCCAGCTTCGGCTATTGGGTCACCTTGTTCATCAAACGTTATTGGTAATTCCGTTACATTAATGTGTTGATGTTCGTCACTGTCTAATTCTAGCAATTTGACATAAGGTACAGTAGCGGAAACTTCGTTAATCGTTGTGTTGTAATATTTATCACTTAGCCCTAAGTTTTGGCTTATTGCTTGGCAAAATTCGCTGATAAGTTGACGCAAATTATTACGGCGTTTGTTGAGTTCGTCATTATACTTTTGTTGTTGGTCGCAGAGTTGTTGGTAGGTGATCATGGTGTTCTCCTGTGAATTTTGGGTATAAAAAAAGCCGTTAGAGACGGCTTAGGTGTGATGGCATCTTAATCCTAAGTTGTAGCGGTGTCAATAACACTATGGCAACATTGCGCTAATAGTTGCGGTTGCGACTTGTTTGATTACATCAAAGGATAAATCAAGGCTTTTGCTTTGTACGGTGCTTTTTACTTTGTTCCATACGTTGTCGTTACGGATTTTGTCTAGAAATTCGTGTCCTTGCCAAGTCAGGCTTGTTGCTGCAAAATCTTCACTTTCAATACTAGAAATATTCATTGCCTCAATCAAACCTGCATTTTTTAGCAATTTGTAGTGATAGACAACTGTTATTGAATCATAGCCCTTAATATCACTTGATTCTAGCCAGCTTGTACTATTAGCTTTTTCTTCGAGTTTTATAAGGATTTTACGAACTAAATCCCAGTTTCGTTTCATTGTATTTCTCCTAAATTTTAGGTATAGAATGGTGAATCATTCTAAGCGTAATTTGTCACCTAATAAAAATTTAATCTCAGGTAATGATTTAATTGTTAGATTATAGACGGTTTTGCACTCCTCAGGGGAAATTCCATTTGGATATTCTTTTTTGAAGAATGATTCTGCTTCATAAATTCTTTCGTAAAAATCTTCCTCATTAAATTGATCTAACATAATGCCAGAACCAATTCTAATAATTAATTTGCTCTTCTTGTGATAATACATATCAGGCAAAGTTACATAATTAATCAACTCTTTATGTGTATTTTTATCACTCATTAAAAGCTCCAATAAAAAGTGCGGTCTTTTTCACGTTACTTAGCAGTCATAACATCAACAACTGGTAATACATTCACCGCACCGCTAGATTGGATTGAGTGAATAATTCGTTCCGGGGTTTCTTTCACAAAGATAGTGCCATCTTCAAATTGAATAGCTGTGTCATTTTCATCTTTAGTGATGGTTTGAATTTGTTCTACATTGATGTAAATATCTGATTCATCCGTGTTAGTCAGTTTGATAAATTTAGCCATGAGTTTCTCCTACATTTGTGCAGCTCGATTTAATCGGGCCATTGTTTGTTGGTGGATATAAATTTGAGTTTCAAATTCACGAAGTGCGGTCAATTTGGGAATTAATTTTTCGTCATTGATTAATGCGTGGTAGCCATCAATCAGACTTTGAATGCGTTTTTTACCAATTCCTTTGCAGTGTTGATATTTCTCTAATCCAACTAGTCGCATATCGGCAAAATCATTACAGCCATTTTTACGAAGGATCGTCCAAGTTGCTTTATCTGTGTAAGCTGTCGGATCTATTTCTCGTAATGCTGCCATTCCTTCTTCACGCAACGCTTTAATCTCGAATGGAGTTTTAAGCGTTGTTTCCACTTTCTTCCAGGTTAAAAGTTTCTTAATGTAATCATCTGTAAACTCTTTTTTCTCTGGTGATGCAATAAGGAAAGGGGAGAGCACATGCTCTTCATTTACATCGTTTAAAATGGCATTGATATTGTCATTGACGTAATCAGTCATTTCAGGTGCGGTAAATGCAAATTGGTTAGCAAGAGATTGATATTCAAATTTTATATAACCTCTTCCAAGTTGATCACGGCAAATAACACCGAAAACAAACGACCATGGTCGAGATTTGTTATACATCAGTTCGAAATCTTGTTCAGTGGCCGTTGTTCTGTCTTGTGGAATATTATTTTTTATCCATTCAGTGCCGTCGTTTCCTAATCCAATAACTGAAAGCACAAGAGAGTTGCGACATATTCTGTCGCTCTGCCGTTTGATATTGGCATTTTTATCGTGCTTTTTACGCGGTTTCTTACTTGTCGCCATAGTTTAAAATCTCAGTTAAGTGTTTAAATTGGGCAAGATATGCTGATTCAGCTTGATGTGGTTGCCAAAAAACAATTGTGATATTTAACGGAGAGATACCGTCCAATTGTGGCCACTCTACAGATGCCGGTGGAAGTAACTGTTCTTTTTCTGTTGCAAGCATAGATAAATCCATAGATTTAATTGCTGGCAATTTTTTATACTCAACATTAAAACGCTGGTGGATTGCTAAATTAAAGCGATCTTCAATATTGCGATAAGGCTCACTTAGCAAATGTTTGAGTGGAGTAGGAATATCTTTCAAGTATGCTTCTGCTGCATCGTGCAGTAGGAAAAGAAATGCAAGCTCAGGCAATCCCATTTCTTCAAAAACATAGCTACCAAGTACACAATGCTGAGCTACGCTATAAGGTTCAGCAGTTTGACCAATAAAGCGGTTTTCAAAGCTAAGGTTATGCGCAATATCACGAATATCAATTTCGTTAGGATCTGGCTTGATGTAGTCAATGGTATGGCCATAATAGGTATTAATGCGGTACATAGATTTTTCTCGTTTTAAGTTTCACTTCTTCTTGGTGCATCTTTTGGCACCATTCCGCACGGCTTATGCACCAGTGCTTATTTATCTCTTTTCCGGTTAGCTTTGATGCTTTTTTCCAAAGCACATAAGCGGATAAATAATTTTTCTTGCGCTCTTCTTTGGCGGCAAGTTCGCTGTTGGTTTTAAAAGGTAGTTTCATTTCTATTCCTTATTAATTTCAGCTTGTTTAATAGATACGTAAGCACGTGCTTGTTTTTCACCTTCTTCGGTTAAATTCTTTTGATACTCACCATTTTCAGCAATCCACTGCACTCTCGCTCTTTCACGTTCTATTGCTTGGTTGGTATATTCTTTTGCATCAGCCGCTAACGCGGTGAGAATAACCATTGCGGCAACAATGATTGAACAAACTGTTGCAACACCGTAGGCGGTATTTTTAATAAATCTTGCGAATTGATTTTGTTTCATGAGTAGATCCTTGTAGTGATGGTGGAATTAGGTAAAAAAATCCCGCAGTGCAAATAAGCTATAAATGGCAACTGCGGGTAATTGACTAAAGAAGAACATATTGTTATGTGCTGTTTCCAGCTAGAGCCGCTCTCACACCACTTGAACAAAGTGTAAAATTAGTGATGTTTCTACTTGAAAGCGGCTTTAGCTGGTGGTTCCAAAGAACCATTAAGGCGCCTTTCTTTATGCTTGCAAGGCTCAAGCCCTTATTGTTTCTCACAACACTAAGGAATATAATTTAGACTCTCACAACTCAAATAAGGATATTATTATGAATAAACCTGAAGCTGACGCTCTTGCCCTACTTTTTGCAAGAGATATAGCCAAAACATCAAGCTCATCAACTGCAGCTCCTTACATTTATTTAAACAGCGACTCAGCTAATGGCATTGCGGACTTTGTTGAAACGTTATCTAATAGATTTTTGTCATTAGATGAAAACGTAGATTTGATGAAGGTTATTAACGCCCATAAAGGTCAATAAATGCAAAAGCTCGACATAGTGCTTTAGCAATATTGTCTGGTGGCAGATTTGTATTTTTAGCCGCACTTTCTAATACAGCCTGTTTGATTAGTCTTTTATCTTTATCAGATAGGCTTTTTTCTTTTTCTTCTTCCATATTTGAACCTCTTTTGTTGATTACTATTTCAAAGCACACTTGATATTGATGTCTTAACTTCAAATATGCTTTGAAATAAACCGATCCGTGGGCTTGTTACCATTTCCCCGACCGAACTCGTATCCTCTAAGGGATTGCTTAAAGATATAAACAGCGCTGCCATTGACCTGCCAACCACATCACTTCGGTTAAACACGCAGTACAGTTTTCTGCTCTGGGGTTACTCGACTTAAACAGCCGATAATTTATATCCCGCACGAGACCAAGTTTTTAAAGAACGTTTCAAAGTGTTTTGCTTTGTTGTGGTAATTCTACTTAAAGTAGATATTAATGCAACTAAAATTTGCATAAAAGTAGATTTATTTTCTATTAAAAGTAGTATTCATTTGATTTTTAAACAAAAATATTTTGTTGGTGGGCGTTCGATTGCTTATTTTTTGATCAGTGAATATTGTGATTTGAGATTCTGATCACGGAATAGGTTCTACTTTTTAAGTAGAATGGCCGCACTTTTTAATGGAGGTTATATGAGGAAAATATTTGTTCCGATTGTTGCACTTGGTCTTTTGGGATGTGGAGTTAGTACGTCTGAAATGCGTGCGTTAGAATTTAAAAGCTATCCAATTAAACAAAGCGAAGATCATGTAAAACAATGTTTGCTTGATAAGCTAAATAGCTTTAGGCCTGATCGCATGTTGATAAATGAATATGGAAAGCATACAGAAATATTTATTGGAGCAACACAGGCGGGGAAGTTTAGAAGTTTTTATTTGTTTGATATTTTGCATAATGAAATTAAGATGTCTCATTATGATGGTGTATTTCCAGCATTATCTAAAAGCGAAGCTGATAGCATTGTAACATCCTGTCTATGATTAATTGAACATTTGAAATAATAAAAAAACCGCCATACAGGCGGTTGTGTCATTTTATTCATCTTTTAATCTTTCTGATAGGTCAATTAATGGGATTGAGAGATCTCCATATCCAAAATTCACCATCATACTCATTATTGTTACTCTTGAGTATGGAAATGTTAACGATAGTAGCTCATCTCTTATCTTATTATTTTGGTTTGTGTTAGATTCATCTATCTCATGATCAAGTTCAATGAAAAAAGAATCCTTCATCTCTAATGTGAATAATTCTGAATTTAAATGTATGTCATTCACAAATTTAACCAACTTAAGATTCTCAGAACTCAAACCCATTTCAGATGAAATGTTAAATTTAACTTTTTTCTTTTTTTCTTTTGACTCTTGGTTTTTAGACTCTAACACCAAATGCTCAACAAGATGTTTCAAAATTTTATATTTCATGCTTATACCTTTACTAACTAAATCGTAACTGATGTTTCTGTTTTGGATTCGGTAACTAAAAATGCCGGAATAGAATGGCGAACCTTGTTAATCAATTCAAAAGATGAGTTAATAAACTCAAAAGGCGAGCTAATTAACATATCCACGCTAAGACTTTTACAAGAAGCTAAAGGATATTCATCGATAAGTAACTCATAAGGGATGCCTAGTCCATTATGTAACGCCCTTATCATTTTCAAGGTTAGCGGTCTTTTATAGTTTAAAATTTCTGACACTTTAGATGGAGAACCTAGATAAGGTTTCATGTCTTTATTTTTCAAATTATTTTGCTCCATCACGAATTTAATTGCCCTGACTGGGTCTGTTTTTGGCGTTGGATACTTTTTATCCTCGTAATGCTTAATTAGTAAGGAAAGTCGTTCAAACTCTTCAAATTCAGGTGTATTTTCCACTAAATCTGAATCAGCTAATTCTATAATGCGAGCCATTGCGGCATTGTATTGCGCTTTATCTTTAATCAATGTCCACATAATCATTTTCCTTGAGCGAGTTTATTAAAATCTTTTTTATTATATTCGGCGTGTGTGCCAATCCATTGTACGATAATCCTTCCAGCAACATAAATTACTTTAACAAATAATCGATGATGATTGCCATTGATATTGAAAATACAATGGTTCTTTGGTAAAAAATCAACACTACTAAACTTATTTTTTATATCTTGCGGTATATTGAATTGTTCAACTTCCATAGCAACAATCCAATCTTCAATTGACGAGCGTGCGTTTGGATGCAGCTCGCAGTATTCGAAAAGGGTTTCTTTACCGAGGATGTCCAACTGTGGCTCCTATTATACTTTTAATTTCCCAAAATGGGAAATTTTCTTTTTTTATACCCCAAAAGCTTAAATTATTGCTTTAACAAGTCTGATAAATCAACAATATCCAGTGTTAGTTTCTATAGTAAAACAGAATACCAAAACACTTTACCAAGCACTGAAATGTCTTGTAACTCTGCTATTTCGTCAGGGTGTTCATCACTGTTATAGCTGCGGATTTTAACTTGTTCATTAGGCATATTGTAGAGTAGTTTTATTCTCAACAATCCACCGTGGTTTATTGCGTATATTTTCCCATCTCTAATTGTTTTATTGCCCAAATCAATCCCTACCGTTGTTCCATCCGGAATAACAGGTTCCATAGAGTTACCGTCAGCAATTACACACACAGCATTTTCAAACTGCACACCTTGTTTTCTTAATGTGGCTTTAGAAAAACGTAATTTAAAATTGTTATAGTCTGCGATGTCATCAGCAAACCCATTACCCGCAGCAAGGCGAACATCTTGATAAAAAGGCACTGCCACTTCATCACTATTTAATGGGGTGTTTCTATCCCACAAATCAAAGGATCCAAGCTCTTTTATGTTTGATGCAACTTTTGTTTCAGTTGAGTCAATAGAGCCATATTTCAAATAAGCAGGACTAACTCCAAAGTATTCAGCCATAGATTCAATTTTGTCATCTCTTGGTGTGGCTGTGCCAAGCGTATAACGTCTGGCCATTTCATAGGTTACGCCTAGAGCCTTTTGAAGATCTCCTATTCTTTTATTTTGCTGAGCCATTAATTCATTAATTCGGCTTGCTAAATCTGACATATAACCCCCTTATTTCTACTAAAGGTAGAGAATACGTAAATAAAATAGTTGATTCAATTCTATTTTTAGTAGTAGAATTATGCTACTTAAAATAGAAAAGAGGTTAAGATGCTACCAATCGAAAAAGCTTATGAAATCGTAGGCGGTATTTCTGCCATGGCTCGGCACTTCAATATCACCCCTTGGGCAGTATCAAAATGGCGTGAAAAAGTACCAGCTGAACGCTGTGCAAAGATTGAAGAACTTACTAATGGCAAAGTTAAAAAATCTGAATTACGCCCCGATTTGTGGGATTAATTTATCAGTAAAAATCAAAAAGAAAACCATAAAAATAAGGCAAAAATTATGGCAATGAAACAAACCATTATAGAGATGATTGAACAGATACCCGGTGGTAAAAGTGCGGTAGCTGGATTCTTAGGATTTACTGAAAGTGAATTAAATAATCGTCTTTATCAAACAAAGGGCCAACGGTTCAAAAATGAAGAGTTAATCGCTATTCAGCTTGAATATGGTTGCACACAATTTATTGAAGAATTATGCCGTGCCGCTGGTGGACGTTTTGTACCAGATACCTGTGCAGATGATTTAGATGCAGTAGAAATGGCAAATATTCAATTACATGAGTTATCAGCTCGTGGATTGTTATTTGAAGCATTAGAAAGCGCGCTTGCTGATGGTGAGATTACCAGTTGTGAAGAAGATTTGATTCGCAAGTTATTAAATAAACATTTATCTGCAACACAACATTCTATTGAGTGTGTGATTTCACTTAATAAACGGCAATAAAAAACCACGGCTGCCACCGTGGTTAATTACACTCACAAGGAGTTCACAAGATGAATGAATTATTACCGATTAATGATAAAAATGCAAGTGCATTAACAATGAGCAGTCGAGAAATAACAAAACTTGTTAATTCTAGACATAGTGACGTGTGTAAAAGCATTGAAACACTTATTTCAAAAGGTGTGATTGGGGGGTATCAGCCGAAACCGTACACCCACCCACAGAATGGTCAAATCTACTATGAGTATTTTTTGAATAAGCGCGACACTTATATTTTAGTTGCTCAGTTTTCACCGGAATTTACAGCGGCAGTTATTGACCGTTGGCAAGAGTTAGAAAACCAACAAAATCCGACCGCACTTTTACCGCAAAATTATCTTCAAGCCTTAGAGCAGTTGGTGGCATCAGAGAAAGAGAAACAAGCTTTAGCGTTAGAGAACAAGGCGATGAAACCTAAAGCGGACTTTGTGGATCTTTACGTTGATATTGGCACAACAAAATCATTACGCGAAACGGCAAAAATCTTAAATATGCCAGAGAAAGCGATGATTGCTGCACTAGAGCGTGATAAAGCGTTATATCGTCAATCAGGCAATCTTATTCCATATTCAGACAAACAAAGTCGTGGTTTATTTACTGTAAAAACTGGTACAGCAGAGCACGGTCACAACTTTACACAAACTCGCGTGACATCGAAAGGTATTCAATGGATCGCACAACGTTACGCATCGGAGTTAATGCTATGAGCAAATTTATCCCTAATTCTTTTCAGATCCCTAATGCTTTTGTAGATGAAGTGATGTTTGCCCTTTCTGGTAACGCTGTAAAAGCCTATTTGTTGGTGGCTCGTAAAACGACTGGTTGGCAGAAAGAGAGTGATTTTATTTCTATTGAACAATTCAAACAATTCACTGGCATTAACCGAGATAAAACTATCTATGAAATTCTTAAAGAGCTTGAAGAAGTTGGTTTGATTCGTACTGTTAAAACAGCTGGAAGAACAACTGAATTCTATTTAGTGAAAGACCTTCCTAACGTTGAAAATAAACCAGTGGCGAAAAGTGCTACCAGTGGCGAAAAACGCCACCAGTTACAAAAAACGCCACCAGTGGCGAAAAGTGCCACGACACCAGTGGCGGAAAACGCCACCGCTACCAGTGGCGAAAAACGCCACCCTACAAAAACAAATAATAAAACAAATATAAATAACCCCCCTATAGTCCCCCCAGATGAGCAAGTTGTGTTGGATTATTTGAACATGGCATTGGCGAATCTCGCTGAAGAACAAGGCGAACGTAAACCAACAGGCTACAAGCTCACTGACAAAACAAAACAAGCGATTGGTGCTCGATTGGCTGAATTCGATTTGGGTGTGTGTAAACGTGTGGTGGATTATCTCGTGTCGAAATGGGGCCGTGATCCGAAAATGGTTGAGTATCTCCGACCAAGTACGATTTTCCGTCCAACAAACTTCGGTGAGTATGTTGTCGGCTCAGAACGTTGGGATAACAATGGCAGACCAGAAATGCGAGACGGTGCTTGGGTGATGGCTGATGGCACGATGTTAAAACCGAAAGGCAGTGCACCAAACCCAGCAAGCAAAAGCACCGATTGGGCAAAGGGCAGACAAATTCAAATTCGTAATCCGCAAGTAGCGGAAAAACTACGCAAAATGGGGATGTTGAAATGAACGTGGCAATCAGACAAGAAAATTGTGTTTCAGGGGTTGATTTAAATACTCATGTTTCAGAATTAGTGAATCAGTTATTTAATCGCTTGTGTGCTTACTGCAACCGTTGGCGCTATAACTACCCAACCGACGAAGCATTGGAAGAAGCGAAGTTTATTTGGATTGAAGAGCTAGTGAATCATGATGTTTTATCTGTGGATATGTTAGAGCGTGGATTAGCAAGAGTTCGTGCAGCAAGAAATGATTATTTTCCAAACCTGTTTGATTTCATCGAGTGGTGCAAAATTCCGATGGATTTACCGTCAGAAGAAGAATTAGCACAGCGTTTAGCAAGTTTCCAACGTTACGGTATGGCTGATGTAGATAAATTTAAATTCAACTCTACCGTGGAATATTGGTTGATCACTGATTTGTATTGTCGTTGTCGTCGATACACTTGGTCAGTAGAGCAGTTAAGAAAAGAAATTAAACAGGTCTTACGCAATATGGCAGACCGTTTAAAAAATGGTGAAGTATTACCGGAGCCAACAAAACAGTTACCATCGCAAGCAACATCAATGCCAGTTTCAAAAACACGCCAAGCAGAGATTATTGCAAGCATTAAAGGATCGTTGCGGGGGCATTAATGCAAGTATTGTTGTTGACACCATATAAACAATCAGACCTTGGTTTAATGATGTTTAGAATTCCGCGCAATGCTACACAAGTGATGACGAAGAGAATGGTGTTAATGCCAGAACCTACTGAGTTACAACATAAGGAATCTGGTGTAGTTAATTGGCAAGGGGCTATTAGTGAAGAATTTCCACCGTTGGTGGTGGATTTCTTAAAAAATAAGGAAGTGCGGTCAAAATTACTTACAAAAAAAGCGTTGATGAATTTTGTGGCCAGTATTAAGCATTGTCAGTTGAGCGATGGTGAATACTGTCATAAAGAATTAACAATTACTCCGCACTTAGACGGTTTTATTAGAACTTGTTGGCACCACGATACAGAAATGCGCAAGGGAAACTACGATGCAGAAAAAGCAACGTTGGTGGTGGAGCAAAATATAGAGCAAGCAATCATTGCAAAAATCCAAGTGGATTTAAAACATGCTCGCCCTTTAACAGAATCAGATTTAGTGCTGTATTGTTTTAAGAATGGACTTCAACGTTTATTGAGTGATGCGTTATTAAGAAAGTTTTTTAGTGTTAAAAATTACGAACGAGACAATAAAGAAAGTTCTACTCGTTTTGAAGATCCTCTTATTTATCACATGGACCGTTTAGATAAAGCCATTTTAAATTTAAAAGCTGATGATGATCCGCCACTTCAATATATGGCAAGACCAAAGCCACAATATATCCGTTCTGAAAAATGGTTACGTTGGGTAAAAACTCAGCCTTGTGTGTGTTGTGGTAAACAAGCAGATGATCCGCATCATTTAATTGGCCATGGTAATGGTGTGATGGGAAGTAAAGCAGATGATTTGGATTGTATTCCGCTTTGCCGAATTCATCATAATGAATTACATAAAAACGTCAAAGTATTTGAAGAAAAGTATGGTTCACAAATAGAGCTTTGGCATAAGTTCTTTTTATACTCCATCAAGATTGGTGCATTAGTGATTGATTAATAGTTTAACAATCAAAAGTGCGGTCTTTTTTAAAGTGAGATTTCTATGACAACGATAACACTTGAACTACCATTCCCACCTTCTGTTAATACCTATTGGCGCAGAGTAAATGGGAAAACATTAATTAGCGCGAAAGGACGTGCTTATGCTGCACAGGTTGCGTGGATGACTAGACGCTCAGCAAGATTTCCAGTGGGTATTCGTGCTGCAGTGGTGGTGGAAGCATTTATGCCGGATAGAAGAATGCGTGATTTGGATAATCTTTTTAAATCATTATTAGACGCGTTAGTGAAAGCTGGCGTGTTGGTGGACGATAGTGTTATTGATGATTTGCGAATTGTACGCAAATGTGTAGTCAATGGTGGAAAGGTTTTAGTGTCGATTAAGGAGATAGTATGTTAGATATTGATGTAATTGTTGTTGAGTTCGGTTATTGGGCAACACCAAGACATGAAACAGAATTTCCACGTGTTGCCGCTGGATTTGCAGAAATGAAATGTGAAGCACGTTATGCTCATAAATATCGCATTAATTCTATCTCTGATGACCTTGGTTTAAAAATTGATGGCTACCTTGGTATTATACGCAAGCTAACACCTGAGCTTTATGATGTGTTTGTGTTGACCTACATTAAGCGCTGGGAAAAGCAAGAAATATTGACTTATCTACGTATTTCAAAAGCGGAATATTTCAACCGACTAAAAACCGTAAAAACGTCTTTATTGTTAATGATTGTGAGTGGTGGGACGGAATGTTTTTGGATTGTTTAATTTTAAATATTTTGTAAAATTTATATTGCATAGGGTGGGTTGTAAACTTATAATACATCCCATATTTACAAAGTGTGATTAGTGACAGTAATCATTGTTCTTTAACTAAATTTATAGATTTTAACTACTAAACTTTAGTAGTTTTTTTTAGTCTAAACAGTAGGAGGTAACAATGAAATATTTAGTTTTAAACGAAGGCTGGGAAGTCTAATGGATTTTAATGTAGTTGCCGGGCTAGGAACTTGTTTGTTTACAGGTTACCTAGCCTTTTTTGCATATTCTCAATTAAAAGAATTGCGGAAACAACATAAACAAAAATCAACCATTGATCTACTTATTAGTAATAATACAAATGCGTATTATCGTAAGCGTCGAAAAGCCTATATGAGAATGAGAGATAGTGGAATGAATTTTACTTCTCTGGCTTGTAAATTAGATAAAAAAGTAGAATCTACAGATGAAGAAAGAAAACATAATTTCATAGTGCTAGATGTGCTTAATTCAATAGAATTTATTTGTGTAGGAATAAAAGAAGATCTTTTTGATGAAGCTGTCTATAAAAGAATGAGCGAGAGTAGTGTCATTAAAGACTGGAATACATTAAAGCCATATATTATGGAGCTTAGAAGAGTAAGTGGTGATAATGATAAACTATTTTGTGAATTTGAATGGCTAGCAACAAAATGGATAAATAAGCAATGAATTTAAGATATTTAAAATTTATTGCGTAAAACGCTTGACAGTCTAGACTAAAAGTATATCATATAAGTTATAGTGCGATTTTTGCACATTACAAACGAAGAATTGATTTTTAAACCCCTGATGGTTCTCCATCGGGGGTTTTTTATTGCCAAAAATATGGTGGGTATAAATGCAAATTCTCAAAGATATGCCTGTAGAGTCTCAGGCTTATGGTTGGATAACCGCTTTATTCGGAGCTATGACTCTGTCCGAATGGTCTATTTTAATTGGTGTTCTTGTCACTATATGTGGTTATATACGTGAATCTCGTTATAAAAAACGAATGTTAGAACTCGAAGAAATTCGAGCGGGCGTTCGTGACAAAAACGGTGAAATGATACAGGGTGATAAATATGTCAAAACTAAAAAAAGCTAGCGCTTTTGGTGTTTGTTTAGTTAGTGTAATTGTTGGATTGGTATATGACTCTGAAGATCGTTCATCAGGAATTATAATTTCCGAGAATGGTGCACGCGAAACTGGTGATGAAGAAGGTTGTAGAAATAATCCGTATCAATGTGCAGCAAAAGAGTGGACATTTGGTATCGGAGCGGCTACTACGGGTGGCGCTAATGTCATCATTGGTAAAACCTATACCAATGAAGAAATAGCAGATCAGTATGCAAAAGATTTGCGCAAGGTTAGTAAGTGCATTATTGATTACTATCCATACAATGAAATGAACCAAAATCAAATAGATGCTTTGGGCTCATTAATTTTTAACATTGGGTGTCAAGGTTCTCGGTTTTACTTAGATAGAGAAAGTGGTCGTTTTAAAAAGACTCAGCTTTATAAAGCTGCAATTGATAAAGATTTTATTCGCATGTGTAATACTTTCCCTAATTATTCCAGGGTAAATGGTAAGGTGCATAAATCTATATTAAAACGAAGATTAAGAGAACGTGATTTATGTTTATCTCCAGTCAATAAAGTATAGTTGTTATGTGCATGGTTAGCCGGTGCGGTTATGGGAGCTATTAAATCAGATGGCGAAAGCGTAAACAAAAGAGCCTAAGCCGCACCGCTATTTATTATGGGGTTTAATATGATTGGTATCGGGCAATATATCAGTAACGGATTCACAAAAGTTTTATTGGTGTGCTCCGTTGTTTCTGCGTTTGTAATTCTTGCATTGTGTGGATGGATTCATCATCAGTCAGCAACTATTGATGGACTGAATGTAAAGATTAAAACACACCAAGAAACAATTGCTGCACAAAGTCAAACGATCACTCGATTAGAAGAAGATGCTGAGCGAAATAGACAGCTCACATTTGAGCTAAGTCAGGTGGAGTCAGATTCAAGGAGTAAATCAGATGCAGTTATCAAATCTATACCAAAACAAATTAAAACCAGTAATGCTTTTAATACTAGCGCTCCTAGTAATGTTATTGAGTTCTTGCGCCAATAAACCTGTTGTAAAGAGTTGTTCTCAATTGCCTGCAGCATTGACCGCTCATTTAGATAAGACGGCATTTGCTGGTGATACTTATGGTGATGTAACAAAGTACGCTGTAATTTTAAAACGTGAACGTGACATGTGCTTAAACCGTATTGATAAAATTCGGGAGTGGCAAACAGAGAAGTTAAGTAAATAAAAGGTGAGTGATAATACTCGCCTTTTTTATTTTAAATGATTGATTTTAAAAATTAAAAGGTACTCCTGAGGGGAGCCCTCTTTCCACGGGTTTTCGGGCGCGCGGTTTTCGACAGTTTTTTGACATCTTAGGCATCATCATCTTTTTAAGGTTTTTGGATTTTGGCAGGTTTGGCATGGATAATTTATTTGACTTAAAACTAAATATAAATCAGATCGCCGAACTGGTCGGAATGCATCGGCAAACCGTGTCACAAAGGGTTGCAGGGCTAACTCCAGCTATTGGCAGTAATTCCAAATTAAAGCTCTATGCACTATCTGATTTAATCAAAATCGGACTTGCCGAAAAAATGACGGCGGATGTTGATAGCTTGTCGCCTGTTGAGAGACGAGCATTTTGGCAAGCGGAAAACGAAAGACTTAAATACGAGCGAGATACTGGCGAACTGGTGCCATCGTTTGAAGTCGCTCAAGAGATGGGCTTTTTAGCAAAAGCAGTGGTGCAGTCACTTGATACATTGCCAGATATTTTAGAGCGTGATTGTGGATTAACTCCGTCACAATTAACCCGTGTAATACAGGTAATTGATGATGTTAAATCGCAAATGTCATTACATATACAGGCTGGTGATAATAAATCGGAGGAGTAGCTATGTTTGCATCAGCTAAAGATATTAGACGAGATATTGCAAATCTGCTTAAACCTCCACGTAGAATGAAAGTATCCGAGGCTGTCGTAGAGTATATGCGCGTACCTGTTGGTGGTGGCAACTCTGTCAAATGGGATAAAAACACAGCGCCTTACATTATTGAGCCAATGGATTGTTTAAATTCGCGAGAATATGATGCAGTCGTTTTTGTTGGTCCTGCCCGTACAGGTAAAACAGTTGGACTGATTGATGGCTGGATTACTTATGCGATTATTTGTGATCCGTCTGATTTTTTACTTGTACAGTTAACACAAGAAAAAGCAAGCGAACACAGCCGAAAACGCTTAGATCGCACCTTTAGATGCTCGCCTGAGATAACTAAAAGATTAAGCCCACGAAAAAACGATAACAATGTCCACGATAAATATTTTAGGGCAGGTAATTTATTAAAGGTTGGTTGGCCGTCAATTAACGTATTGTCATCATCCGATTACAAATACGTTGCATTAACAGACTATGACCGCTGGCCCGATGATGTAGATGGCGAAGGTGACGGATTTAGTTTAGCGTCAAAACGGACGACTACATTTATGAGTGCCGGTATGACGCTTGTAGAGAGCTCACCAGGCAAAGATATTGTTGATATAAAACATCATCCAAAAACTACTCACGAGGCACCGCCAACAACAGGTATTTTGTCACTATATAACCGTGGTGATAGACGTAGATTTTATTGGCAGTGCCCACACTGCTCCGAGTGGTTTGAGCCGTCAATGGCTAATATGGTCGGCTATCGTGATGATACTGATTATGTTAAGGCGAGCGAAAAAGCTCGCTTGCAATGTCCGCACTGTCAAACTCTGATTGAGCCTGACAGAAAGCGTGCACTAAATATCGGCGGTAAGTGGCTAAAAGAAGGGCAAACGATAGATAAAGATGGTGTGATACATGGTGAGGGCAGAAACTCCCGTATTGCGTCATTTTGGCTAGAAGGTCCTGCGGCCGCTTATCAAACATGGGCGCAATTAACTTATAAATTACTTACTGCTGAGCACGAATTTGAAATGACTGGTAGTGAGGAAACGCTGAAGGCGGTGACGAATACCGACTGGGGATTACCTTATTTACCACGCTCAGCACTTGAGCAACGCCACTCCGACGAACTGATGGAGCGGCGCGAAGAAATCGAAAAAAGAACGGTGCCTTATGGGTGCCGTTTTTTATTGGCTGCGGTTGACGTACAGGGTGGGCGGAACCGCCGCTTTGTAGTCCAAATTGTGGGCTACGGAGAAAACAGCGAGCGGTGGCTCATTGATAGATACAACATTAAATCATCAATGCGGAGCAATTCAGAGGGGGAAAGCCTACCAATTGATCCGTCCGCCTACCCTGAGGACTGGGATTTACTCATCAGTGATGTGCTTAATAAGCAATATCGCATTGAGGGTTTAGATAGCGGATTTATGCCAATCCTTGCGATGGCTGTGGATAGCGGCGGTGAAGATGGTGTAACAGATAACGCCTATAAGTTTTGGCGCAGATGTAAGCGTGATGGCATATCAAAACGAGTGTATCTCGTTAAAGGTGATAGTACCAAACGACAGAAACTAATTTCTCGCACCTATCCAGATAATACCTCACGGTCAGATCGTCATGCTAAAGCACGCGGTGATGTGCCGTTATACCTACTCCAAACAGACCAACTCAAAGATCGCATTAGTAACGCACTAAGCCGTGAGACTATCGGGGCTAACTATATCCATTTTCCGTCGTGGCTTGGCGAATGGTTTTTTGATGAGCTGACATACGAGGAGCGAGGACAAGACGGTAAATGGCGTAAACCAGGTAAGGGCAATAATGAGGCGTTTGACTTATTTTGCTATGCCCATGCGATCGCTATTTTGCGTGGTTATGAGCGTATTAAGTGGGGCGATGAGGACAATGTCCCATACTGGGCAAAATTGCCAAGCGTAAACCCTAACGTGATCCGTAGAGAATTATCCGCACCAGAAGAAGAAACTGAAAGTGCGGTAGAAATTGAACAAGTAAAACCGCAACCGAAACCCAAAACAAAAAGTAATTGGCTAAACGGTGGCGGAAATAAGAAAAAAGGTGGGTGGTTGTGATTTACGAAAGAGACGAGCTTGAAGAAAAAATCCGAGCCCTTGACGAGAAGATTGAAAACGCCCAAAGCCAAGTTAGCTTTAATGGGCGATCGGTATCTTACCAAGTGTCCGAATGGACAAAACAACGTGACCGCTATCAACAAATGCTTAATGAGTTATTAGCGGAAACAAGACAGCGCGTTAAACGTCACAGAATCAAATATGCGAGATTTTAAACGATGGGAATATTAGATAAAACAATTGCCGCAATCTCGCCTAAATGGGGCGCACAGCGAGCAAAAAGCCGATATGTGATGAATGCATACGAGGCAGCAATGCCAAGCCGTACACATAAGGCAAAACGCGAAAGCCAAGGCGCGAATGTATCGACCAAACAAAGTGCGGTAAGTTTGCGAGAACAGGCTAGGGCATTAGATCAAAATCACGACATTGTGATCGGGATTTTAGACAAGATGGAGGAGCGGGTCATTGGCTCACGCGGCATCCACATTGAGCCACAGCCGCTTAATTTAACAGGTGATGTTGATGAGGAGTTAGCAGAGCAAATCCGCAAAAAATGGGCGGAATGGTCTGTGCGTCCCGAAGTAACTGGACAGTTTACCCGCCCTGAACTTGAGCGGATGTTGTTACGCACATGGCTCCGTGATGGGGAAGTGTTTATCCAACTTGTGCGTGGTTCTGTAGCGGGGCTAACCCATAGCACAGACATTGCATTTAGCCTTGAGGCATTAGAGCCTGATTTTGTGCCGATGAATACGTTAGATTCCGCAAATCTTATTCAAGGGATCGAGCTTAACGCATGGCGGCGCCCTGTCTCTTACCGTGTGTACATGGATAACCCGCAGGAAAATAACCGCACTTACGGGCGAGTTAAAACAGTGCCGGCGGAAAATATGTTGCACCTTGCGTTTAAAAAGCGGCTACACCAGTTGCGTGGCGTATCAATGTTGCATGGCGTAATCGTCCGACTTGCCGATCTCAAAGACTACGAGGAGAGCGAGCGTGTGGCCGCACGAATTGCCGCCGCCTTTACGATGTACATCAAAAAAGGTGATGCCGCTATCTATGGGGATAATGAGGATTACAGCGCAGACAGTCCGGAGCGAGATTTTGAGATTGCTCCCGGTGCGATTATTGATGATTTAAAACCCGGTGAGGACATCGGATTAATCAACTCAAACCGCCCAAACGTTAACCTTGAAACCTTTAGGAATGGGCAATTAAGAGCAACAGCAGCGGGGACTCGCTCAAGTTACTCTAGCATTGCCCGTGACTATAACGGCACTTACTCAAGCCAACGCCAAGAGTTGGTGGAGAGCTTTGAGGGTTACTCCGTTTTACAAGATACCTTTGTTGCACATATCTCCCGCCCAATTTACCGAGAATGGCTAAAAATGGCGATTGTCAGCGGTGAAATTGAGGTGCCAGTCGATATTGATCCAACGTCACTTTATAACGCTGTTTATAGTGGCCCAGTGATGCCGTGGATTGATCCAACCAAAGAGGCGCAAGCGTGGAAAGAGCGCATTAAAGGTGGATTGGCAACGGAAAGCCAAGCCGTAAGAGCAAGCGGTAGCAACCCAGCAGAAGTTAAACGCAGACGTAAGGTTGAGGTTGAGGAAAACCGAGAATTGGGCCTCAAGTTTGACACGGATTTAACTAACACAGGTACAACAAATGAAAAAACAAAAAATGATTCTGTCGCCAATGGCGATGGCAGCGAACGTGACAAAGACGAATAACCAGTCTTGGTACTCAATCAAAGCCAAAGCCAACGATACGGCGGAAATCTCAATTTACGATGAGATCGGATTTTGGGGCGTGTCTGCGGCCAGTTTTGTGCAGGATTTAAAAGACTGCGGAAACAACATTAAGCAGATCAACCTACACATCCACTCACCAGGTGGTGATGTTTTTGATGGGATCGCGATTTACAACTTGCTAAAAAATCATCCAGCCAATGTGACAGTTTACATTGATGGATTGGCTGCGAGTATGGCGAGCGTTATTGCGATGGCGGGTAATGAGGTCATCATGCCCGAAAACGCAATGATGATGATCCACAAGCCTTGGGGCATCCAAGGTGGCGATGCTGAGGATATGCGCAAGTATGCTGACCTATTAGACAAGGTCGAAAATACGCTAATCCCAGCCTATGCAAACAAAACAGGAAAAACACCTGAAGAATTAGCAGAAATGCTATCGGCGGAAACTTGGCTCAACGGTAAAGAATGCGTTGAACAAGGATTTGCCGACAAACTAGCCGAACCACTTGTGGCGATGGCGTCTATTAAATCACGAAAATTAGAGGACTTTGAAAAAATGCCTAATGAAATTAAAAATATGTTGTTTAAGCCACAAGGCAACGCTGGTACAAATCCAGTATCACAAGCAGCACCAACTCCTGCACCAACAGCACCAGTTAATCAATCATCAACTGTGCCAGTAGATAATACAGCTCAAGTACAAGCCGAGTTAAACAAACGCAATGCAGATATTAAAGCAGTATTCGCACCATTTGGCTCAGCTCACGACTCTTTGTTGGTTGAGTGTTTAGGTGATTTATCAATTACCGCTGAGCAAGCCAAAGACAAATTATTAGCAAAACTTGGTGCAAATACAACGCCAAGCGCAGCAGTAACACCTTATGCTGATAACGGTAATATTGTTGGTGATAGTGTTAAACAATCCTTATTAGCACGTGCAGGCATCGATAAAGATAAAGCAAATGCCAAAGACAATGCCTACAACGCAATGACCTTACGTGAGCTTGCTCGCGCATCATTGGTTGATCGCGGTATTAGTGTGTCTGGCCAAAATGCTATGAGCATGGTCGGCTTAGCATTTACACACTCAAGCTCTGACTTTGGTCAAATCTTAATTGATGTGGCGCACAAATCATTACTTAAAGGTTGGGAAACCGCAGCGGAAAACTTTGATCAGTTTACCTCTCGTGGCACATTAACCGACTTCCGCGCGGCTAAACGCGTTGGTTTGGGTGACTTTGGTTACTTACCACAAGTCGGTGAGGGAGAAGAATACACCTACGGCACAATCGGTGATGAGGGCGCTAGCGTTGCATTAGCGACTTACGGGCAATTGTTTACAATTACCCGTCAGGCAATCCTCAATGACGACATGCACTTGCTCACAAAAATCCCTGAAAAAATGGGGCAAGCTGCACGTGCGACAATCGCTAAATTGGTGTTTGCGTTATTGTCTGGTAACGCTAAAGCCCAAGATGGCAAAGCGTTATTTGACGCATCTCACAAAAATACAATCACTAATGCGGTGTTAGACCTTGCCAATATCGACAAGGGCATCCAAATGATGAATGGCTTTGTTAATGCGCGCGGTGAGCCGTTGGCGATTGAGCCTGAGTTTATGTTGTTGCCTACCTCCATGTACACCCGCGGCTTACAATTAATTAAGTCCGCAAGTGTTGAGGGCGCAGATGCCAACTCAGGTATTATCAACCCATTGCGCGACATTGTAACTCCGGTTAAATCTGCTCGCTTGCAGGCGGCTGATGAAAAATCTTGGTACTTAATCAACAAAGAGGCTATTGAGGTCTCCTATCTTGATGGTATCGACACTCCATACATGGAGCAACAAAACGGCTTTACTGTTGACGGCGTATCTACCAAAGTTCGCATTGATGCAGGCGTGAACGTGATTGACTATCGCGGCATTGTAAAAGTTACCAATAAGTAACTTAAATCACCATAAATAACGACCGCACTTTTAATCGAAGTGCGGTTTTTTATTAAATAAATCATAGGATTAATTAAGTATGGCTAAAAATTATGTACAAGATGGCAATACAGTACGCTTTACCGCGACAGCTGCCATGAAGAGCGGTGATGTTGCGATTATCGAAAATCTTGCAATTGTTGCAGAAAGTGATATTGCCCAAGGTGGGATTGGTGTTGGCTTAACTACTGGTGTATTTACCGTTAAAGCAAAAGCGGCTGACGATATTAAACAAGGCTCAATCGTTTATTGGTCAGCAACCGAAGGTGCAACGATTACTGCTGGCAGCAACAAGCGCTTAGGCGTTGCGTGGCGCGCAAGCGGTGCAACTGTGGACACTGTCGATGTCAAGATCAACGCTTAGTCCGTTTGATGACGCACTCGCACAGGCGGACAAAGTCATATCAGATGTGATGATGTCCGTCTATGTTATCAACGGCAAAAAATACAAGGCGGTGCTTGATGAGACGCCGAAGGTAATGGGCGGAAATTATAGCGAGGACTACTTAATTAACGGTACGACTCGCACGCTAACACTTTTTCGTTCGTCGGGCTACAAACCAAAACTTGGCGATGTCATCACGACAAAAACCAGCGAGTATGTTGTACGTGGTTTTAGTTTTGAGGATGGAAAGATCGTGTTGCAATTGGAGTAAATATAGCGGTGAAAATTGAAGGGGTGGAGGCATTACAAGCTAATATCCGAAAACTGGTTAATCAAGTCGCGCCTAAAGCGGCAGCAAAAGCGATTAATAAGGTAGCGAGAAGTGCAATCAAAAATGGAACAAAAAATGTATCCAAAGAGATTCATGTGCCAGCTAAATTAATCCGCAAGCGAACTCGATTATCCCAAAAAGCAACAGTGAATCGACCAGTCGCAAAAATACGAGTTGATAGAAGAAATTTACCGTTAATTCGATTATTGGAGAACCCTAGACGAACCGTGCGAGAGAGTAAAGGGCAAATCAGAATAGGCAAATATCAAATACAACGCGGTTTTATTCAAACTCTATCAAATGGTCGTAAACACGTTATGCAGCGACAAGGTAAAGAGCGATATTCAATTGATGTTGTTAAGGTTCCGTTATCTAGACCACTAACAACGGCTTTCCATAACGAGTTAAAAGATTATTCAAATCAGATCAAAGTCGAACTGACAAGAGAGTTGAGTGACATTTTAAAAAAATAGAGGATTAAATGCTAATTCATAAAAAGATTCGACATCAAGTGTCGGATATGCTTAAAAGCAGTATAAAGGGTATTGAGAATATTTATTCTGGGCGCCCTTTATTTATTGATATTGACCAAGAAAAAACAGCTATTGCGGTTTTTCTTGATGATATTTCGTGCGAAGAGGTAGATCTCTGTCATCACGAATATACCGCAGCCTTAAACATCGCGATTTATCTGAAAACTGCTTTAGGCGACGACGCATTAGATGATATTGCAGACAAAATCAAAGAGCGATTAAGCGTAGCTATATCTAATGATGAATTATCGGAAAACATTTCCGAAATGACTCTTATTAGCTATGAATACGAACAAGATACGACCAATCGGACGTGGTTCGTTTCCAACCTTAAATACCAAATCAAATACGAGGATTAAACATGGCAGCAAAAACTACACCGTTCCAAAAAACACGGTTTTATATTGGCACATCCGAAGATGCCGGAAAGAAAATTACAGCTTGTGCTGTAACACCAAATGCAACAATTACTGTCCCTTCAAGCGGATTCAAAACTGGCGATTGCGTCTTAGTTACCGGCTTAGGTGCGCTAGATGGATATTATCCGGTTAAATCTGTAGCGGCAGATGTAATCACGTTAGCTGATGAAGTTGATTGGTCAGCGTATGATCAACCAACAGTATTTACTGATGCTAAAGCGGCATTAGTGAAATGGTCAAATAATTTCTGTGAGCTCAGAAATTTAGAACGTAGCGAAGATACATTGACCGAAGAAGATGTAACTACCATGTGTGATGATGGCAAAGCCACCGAAGCTGGTGAGTTTGAGTACGGTGAGACGCAGATGAAGTTCTTTACTGCGCCAACGTCTGAAATGCAAAAATTATGCCGTAAAAAATTCTTTTCGAAATCGAAGTTCCCTTTCCGTTTAGTTTTCCCAAATGACCAAGGCACGATGTATGGTACTGGTTACTTCAAATCTGGCAATGGTTACTCTGGTGAAACTATGGGTAAATTTGAAAGCGGTGCAACTATTAAGCATACAAAACAGGAATATCACTTACCTGTAGCTTAAAAATAAAAAAAGCCAAGAGTGATCGGCTCTTGGCTTTAATTATTAGATTAACCTTTATTGCAGGAGAAGTTTACCTGCGAGTAAATTTTAACCATAAAAGAGGGTAAATACAATGGATTTGAGAAACAAATTATTGCAGCATAAACCTAAAGTAACCGAAATTGAAATTCTTGGCGAAAAGTACTATGCGAGAGCATTAAGTGTCGGTGATGTAAACCGTGGATTGTTTGGCCAGCACAAGCTATTGTGTGATATTGCAAAAGCACAAGGTATTGAGCTTGATTATGATGATCCTGATGAGTTAGGTAAGCAATTAGGAAAAGTTTACGATCCATATCGTTTAGCCAGAAATCTAGCCCTCCGCTTATGTGATAAAGATGGCAATCTATTGTTTGATTTTGAAAATGAAGATGACTTGAAAGCATTATCAAGCCTAGATAATGAAGTTTCTGAAGAATTAAGTCGCGCATTGATTGGGGATGAACCAAAAAACTTAATGACCGACGCAAGTTCCAAATAACTTTATCGCTTGCGTTGGGTAAAACATTAGAAGAAATCGAACAAATGCCTGAAAAACATTTTCAGGAATATATGCTGTTTTATCAAGAACAGCCATTTGGGCTATGGAGAGATGATTATCGCACAGCACAGATTGCTCATTTGTTAGCGCTAATTCATAAAGATCCAAAACAGAAAGCCACAACATTGAACGATTTAATGCCATTTTTTAATACAAATAAGGCATCAGAAAATCAAGAAGATGATGGCGTAGAGTCTTATTTGTTAAATCGTTGATTGTTTAGTAAAAAAAGTTAAAAAATTAGCTACTCCCTATTGATTAAAATGAATGTATTTTGTACAGTATAGGTAAGTAAATAAGGAGGGGTTATGTTTAAAGATGAAGTTAAACTTATCCATTGGTTGGGTAAAGAAATTATTGCGTTTTTCGCTTTATTCTTTGTGTTACCTATTATTTTTATCTTGGCTGTAACAGGCATAACCACAAAAATTTTACTTGGTGTTTCTCTGGCTTACATTACCTTTTTTATTTTTGCAAAAGTTGCTATGTTTTTCTTTATGAAGAAAACTGAAAATGAAGTGCTACAGCAAATTGAAAAAGAAAACGAAGTTAAGTACGTCATCATTAAATAGTTAGTGTTTGTATAGAAAGCTCGCAATATGCGGGCTTTTTTTATTTCTGGAGAAAATATGTCATCACTCGGTAGTTTGTATATTGGGTTAAGTCTCGATACAGTCCAATTTCAGAATGGATTGAGTAAGTCGGAATATCAGACCCGAAAATTTACTAGACAATTTGAAGCTAATTTTTCTCGCGCTCAAGAAAAAGCACGTCAGTTCTCAGAACGCACTACACAATATTTAAATAATATTGAGAAAGCCGCCAATAACATCAATTCGACAACAAAATGGAGTTTTCGCCTTGATAATTTAGGTAGAGCGCAAGATTTGTCAAAGCAAGCTATTGCGATGATGGATAGCTACACTGAGCTACAGAACCGTATTAGACTAGTGACTCATAGTCAGACAGAAATGGCTCAAGCTACAGAAAGCGTGTTTGATATATCGTCTCGAACCAATCAAGCTGTTGGTGCAACCGCTCAAATCTATCAACGTTTTGCAAAAAATGCCGATACTTTAAATATTAGTCAGCAAAAAGTCGTAGAACTAACAGAAACCGTATCAAAAGCAGTCGCTTTATCAGGTGCTGCACAAGCGTCATCAGAAGCGGCATTAATGCAGTTCGGTCAAGCTTTGGCTAGTGGTGAGTTGCGTGGTGCTGAACTTAATTCTGTGATGGAACAAACACCGGCTTTAGCACAAGCTATTGCAGATGGTTTAGGTGTTAGCGTTGGTGCACTTAAAGATATGGGTAAGAATGGTGAGTTATCTATCAACAAAGTGATAACTGCACTTGAAAAAGCAAAATCATCTGTGGATAGTGATTTCGAGAAACGTGTAAAAACACTCTCGATGTCATACACCAATCTCGAAACATCATTTATTAAATATGCCGGTGAAGCTGACCGCACTTATGGTATCACGCAAAAACTTGGCGAGAGTGTAGATTTTGTTTCAAAAAATCTTGATCAATTAATCACTGCAGCGGTTGTTTTAACTGGTGCCTTAGCCGTTGGCAGAATTAGCCAATACAGTGCAGAATTAGCAAAATCTGGCATTGTCAGCGCCAAAAATGCTTTAGCCCATACAGCAGAAGCAAAAAGCATTTATGAAAGAGCAACAGCAATGCGAGTTGCCGCACAACTTGAAATGTCTAGCTTGACTGCGCAATTACAGCTTGCTCAATCTGAACAAACTCGATTTGCATTGCGTGAAAGAATGAAAGTGCAGTCAGCTCAAATTATTGCACTTGCAGAAGCAGAAGCTGCAGCAAAACGGAACCTTGCTACAGCAACTAATCTTGCAACGATGGCGGCAAAAGGTTTGCAAAGTGTAATGGCTTTACTTGGTGGCCCAGCTGGTGTTATTGGTATTGCGGCTACATCATTATTATTTTTCAGTTCACAAGCGGCAGAAGCTCGTCAATGGGCATTAGATACATCTATTGCTAATCAAGCTTTAGCTGAATCTTATGATCAAATCACCGAAGCGGCATTATCAATTAAAATTACTGAACAGCTTGAAAATGTCAAAAAATATTACGCTGAAATCGAAAAATTAAAAGCGGGAATAGCGACAAAACAGGTTGGTGCAGATTTTGATGGTATTAGCGTTGGTGGAAATGCAAATGATGCCGAAATCGAAAGTTTAAAAAACAAAATCCAAGTAATTAAAGAAAATGCTGATGTTGCAAAACAGTCACTTGAGAAAATGCTTTCTCCACTTGGCGAGAAGATGTTGCGAGCAGGTAAAAATGTTGATGAAGTGCGGCAGAAATTCAAGTTGCTTGGTGTATCAGCCGAAACTGCAGATAACATTATAGCTAGCTTGCCGAAAAGCTTTAATGACACGGCTAATAGTGCAAATAAAGCAGCAGATAAGACGTTAGATTTAAAAGATGCGATGGAAAAGCTGAAAGAGAAATCCACGTCTCTTGCTCAAAAGCTTGAAGTTGCAAAACTCAAACAGCAAGGTCAGGCAAAATCTGCTTATGTATTGGCCGGTCTTTATGAATTGCTTGGAAAGGAAGGCGCTGAATACAACGAAGTATTAATTGGTATTGCTACAGGCACAATTACTGCTGCTAATGCGGCAGATAAAGCTGTCGGATTATCACTTGAAACACTAAACAAGATTTTAGCCGGTAAAGCGACATTGGAAAAAATGTTTTCCGATGAAACCAAAGTGACAACAATTGAAACGCAAATCAAAGAAAGCAACAAAAAATCAGGTGGTAGAAAATCATCAGGTGAAAATGCTCGAGATAGTTGGTTAAGTTTCTATGATGAAATTCGTAAGAAAAGTAGTTCTAGTCTTGCTGAAATTGACTTGGAACAAACAAGAATGTTCCAGCGCTTAGAAGAGCACAACAAAAAAGGTGTTGTATCTCACCAAGAATATGAAACAGCAAAAACAGCCATTACCGAGCGATTTGCTCGTCAACGGTTAGAGCTTGCAGGTAAGTATGCGCCTGAGAAATTATTACGTGCGAACTTAAATGATGAATTAGCGGTAATTGAAGAGCTTAAAAAGGCAGGACAGCTTACAGGTGGTGAAGCGAATACTGCTGAATTGCAATTGAAGTTTGATTATGCTCAAAACAGATCTCAAAGTGCGGTCAATCCATTAGACCAATTACGTGCACTTTATGATCCGCAACAAGAGCTAATTAATCAACAAACGCAAGAGCTTGCTCAGCTCCAAGCATTTAACGATCAAAAGTTAATCACGGAAGAAGAATTCCAGCAACGCAAACAGCAAATCATTGATAAATACAAAAACAACAAGATCCAAAAGGAAATGGAATCGTATGCTACAGGACTCAATGATTTGGGTGGCGCTTTTGGCACTCTTGCATCTATGGTTGAACAGTCTGCAGGAAAACAATCTGCCGCTTATAAAGCAATGTTCGCTATCTCTAAAGCATTTGCGATTGCTGAAGCAACTGTAAAATTATCACAGGCAGTAATGCAAGCTATGGCTGATGACACCGCATTTACCCCTGCTCAAAAATTTGCAAATATGGCAGCGGTTGCAGCGGCTGGTGCTAATGTTATCTCTCAAATCACTAGCGTAGGCTTTGCTAAAGGTGGTCATGTTGTCGGAGAAGGTACTGGAACAAGTGATTCTATCTTAGCTCGCTTATCTAACAATGAATTTGTTATGACATCCCGCACGGTTGATCACTATGGTGTAGGGTTTATGAACGCCTTAAACCAACGCAGATTTCCTAAATTTGCAAATGGCGGTCATGTTGGTGGCAAATCTAATAGTTATGACGGATTGTTTAGCGGTGCTGGAGCATCAACCAATAACGAAGTATCAATAACAATCAATATTGATAAAAACGGAAATGAAAGTGTTACTGCTGAGCAAAAAGCCGAACAAGGCAAAGAGCTTGCACTAGCAATCCAAGCAAATGTACTTGAAGTGTTAAGAAAACAACGTCGTCCAGGTGGAATGCTTGGATAAGGAGATGATATGGCTTTAAAAACATTGCCTTGGTGCCCGCAGCCTGGTTATACGGTTGAAGAAGAGCCAAAGCGGAAAGTGCTTAATTTTGGAAATGGCTATCAGCAACGAATGGAAGACGGGATTAACACGCTTTTGCGTAAGTATTCCGTTACATTCAAAGTAAAAAACAAAGAATCGGCACAATTCCGCAACTTTATGAAAGAACACGGCGGAGTTCGTGCCTTTTATTTTAAGGATGTGGCACTTGGTGGCGAATTAGTGAAGGTGGTTTGTACCAAATTCCCACGTTCTGTTACCAAAACGCACACCACTTTCACGTGTGAGTTCGAGGAAATAGTTTAAATCCTTTAAAGTAGTTTAAAAGAAATTGAAAGGTTGAGTTGTGAAAATACATCTCACAAAGCAAGAATGTAGAAGTCCTTCCTCACTACAAGAGATACTTGCTTTGTTATGATGTTACAACGCAATCGGAAAAAATAAACCCCGAAGCGTTTGCAGCACTTCGGGGTTTTTATTTACCCCTTATTCCAAGTTTAGCAACTAAGGAGCAAATTTGATTAAGTATACACCAAAACATCAAGTAAAGGTAGGTGGAAAAATGAGTGAAAAAGATGCAGGCATTGCAGTGAAAATGCTAGCAAGTGCAGCAATTATTGCAGCGGTTGGTTTTGCCATTGGCGCAGCGTGCTTCGGGATTAGCTTTATTCTATGAAAAAAACTCTATTGACAGTTTAGAGTTTAAGTAATGGGGAGTGATTCTTAAGACTCCTGACCTACACAGGCGTGTTTACATCAAAGGCATATTTTTGTATGATCTCAAGGATAGAGGAGAATTCTAATATGTCTGCTATTCCAGTTACAAAGGCCAGCTCTATTCAAGAGCGGATACATAACGCTCGTTTTATGAAAGAGATTAATCCTTTTTATTTGAGAGCATTAAATAAAGATTTAGATGATTTGGATAATGTCGAACCTGATATTTCATTTGCTCTACGCGGTCTTTTGCTCGCTTATCAAGGTGATCTTGAAAGTCTTAAGTACTGGAATAAAGCTATAGAATTAAATCCTAGTGCAGAACATTATTATAATTTTGGTGTATGCTGTAATGTTTTGGGTGACCATATACAAGCACTATCACTTTTTCGTTCAGCATTAGAGCTAAGTAAGACAAATACAGGTATATTACACTTATTGCGTTCTACCTTCTCTAATTTTTATGCTTATGACGAGAGTAAGATTGTTGTTGAGACCTTGAATAAACTTGAGAAAAAAAGTTATCCTTTTTATGAAGATAAGATTTTCGCAAAATTCTTTGGCAGTAATTCACAATTAATGCTTGAGTTTGGTTTAGGAACATTATCAGTTATCTCAAAACACATTTCCTTTAAATGGATCTTACACAAAGAAAATGGACTAATTGAAGATAGGCACTATTCTATAAACATAGTCAAATGTTTAAATAATGATGATGTTGAGCGTGTTGCAGAATGTAATGCTGAATTATCTGAATTTATCGTGGATTTTGAAGAAAAACACGAACTTAACTTAGAGAATTTATATATTACTTGCGAGGCAACAGAATGATTACATCAGCTGATTTGATTGTAAGAGCAGAGTTGCTTGCTAGCCAGGAGAGCGAGATAGAATGGCGAGATAGTATAAAACACGCTTATTACTATCTTTACCATTTAGCAAAAGCATTTGCAGATAAACATCACATTGGATTAGAGGTTAGTCACCAAAATTTAGGTGAACATCAATACTTAATTGAACGGTTTAAGAGTTCAGATTCAAAAATGGCTAAGGCATTAGCTAGAGATATGCAAATGCTTAAAGACAAACGCACACTATGTTGCTATTTTCTCTCGGAAGATGTATCTAAAATGAGTGCTTTTCAGCAGGTTTCAGCAGCAAAGAAAGCGGTAGAGCGATTAAATTCATTGAACTAGAAATAATCAGTAACATTATCCCCTTGACAATCTCAAGGGGATTTTTTATTATTATTTTTATCAAGGTGTCGTAGCCTTAAATCCAAAGCGGAAGTCCGCACCCGAAAGCATAGCGGTTTTTTTATGCCTAAAATTTGTGATCTCGTTTAGTTTTATTGCCATTAAGACTTAACACGCATAAATCCAATTTCATCTATGCCGAGAGGGCGAGGAATAAAAGACCTTCGGGGAATAACTCCAGCCGACTTTGGACGGTTTACGAACCTCTTGGCACCCTATTTAGGGTAAATCTTAATTTCGTAAAAAAATCCAAAGGAGACATTTTATGTCTAATCAAACCCAACTCTCTACATTCAACTTTGAATCAAATTCTATCCGCACCTTAGCCATTAACAATGAACCTTGGTTCGTTGCTGTTGATATTTGTAGAGCACTTAATTTAAGCAGTCCATCAATGGCTATTGCCAATTTAGATGATGATGAAAAATATACCCTAAGTTTAACTGAGGGTATCGAAGGAGTAGGTAAACAAGTTCAAGAATTGAATTTAGTTTCCGAAAGCGGAATGTACACTTTGATCTTGCGTTGCCGTGATGCAGTGAAAAAAGGATCTATTCCACACCGTTTTAGAAAATGGGTTACATCAGAAGTATTACCTACTATTCGTAAAACAGGAAAATATGAAAGCAAAACCACTGCAGACGACCGCACTGGCTTACGTAATGCCGTAAATATGTTAGTCAGCAAGAAAGGCTTGATTTATTCCGATGCCTATAATCTTGTTCATCAATACATGAACGTAGAGCGCATAGAAGACATTCCCGCCGAAAAATTACAAAGTGCGGTGGAATATGTTCACAGAATCGTACTTGAGGGTGAATTGATTGCAACGCCTAAAAAAGATGAGTGCTTTAATTTTGAATTTACCGAACACGAACTGCAACAGCTTGTGTGGGCATGGTTTGCTTTATTGCGTGGCACGGAACTTTGCCAAGTACTTCATCCTGCATTAAAACAAATTGGTTCACATTATGCCGCACCGGTGCATGATATCGCTTACGAATATCGTAGCACTCTCCGTCAGGCTCATAATGTGTTGAACCGCATTACAGAGCAATTTGAATGTAAGCAAGGCAATAACTGGAGAGTCTTAAAATACCTTAGAGCCTACAACCCAAAAGCAACAGGATTTCAGCTAGACATTCTCTAAAACACAACAAAATTTAGACCGCACTTTGGAAACAGGGTGCGGTTTTTTATTGCCTGTAAGATAGCGATGTACACGTGACAAGCGGTGTTTCCTTTCTCCACTCACTGCTTCTTACAGGCTCTCTTTGGTGGAGGAAACAGGAGGAAATATGCAAACATTAACTGCAGAATTTTTAGGTAAAGAAGTTACTTTAGTAGACAACAACGGCGTAGCTTATGTGGCAATGCGTGAGATTGTGGAAGGAATTGGGTTAGACTGGAAAGGTCAGCATAAAAAACTGATGGAACAGAGTGAGAAATTCAACTGTGGACATATCACCACGGTTGCCAAAGATGGCAAAAACCGTGAAATGTTATGTATTCCGATTAAAAAACTCAATGGGTGGTTATTTGGGCTTAACCCAAACAAAGTGCGTGCCGATTTAAAAGAACGCTTGGAAAATTATCAAGAGGAATGTTTCTTGGCGTTGTGGGACTATTGGACGGAAGGTGTCGCCCGCCGTGACGAAGTCAAAAACAAGTTGGCATTGTGGCAACAAAAGAAAGCCGAATATACGCAACGAGCTGGTGAACGGGGAAAATTATTGCAGCAATGCAAATCAGAAAAGCAAGACCTTGAGCGTGAGCTTTTACAAATTAAACAGTTAGATCTTTTCGTGAACTTATAACCGCACAATCTTTTAGAATGTGCGGTTTTTTATTGGAGCAAATATGCCAAAAAAACTACCGGATAAAATGACCGCACTTTTGCCTGAATTAGAGCAAGGTGCGCTTATTGAATTGTGGGATATTGATTTACGCCATATTACTCCGACTAATGGTTCTAATACTGCAGGTGAATTATACCGATTTCACAACGGTTTAAACCAAGGGCGAACCAATATTTGGTGGCAGGGTAATGAGTATCAAGCCTATCCAATTAAAGCAGATGGATTTGAAATTAGTGGGCAAGGGCCTAGCTCTCGTCCAACATTAACAGTATCTAACCTATATGGAATCATTACTGGTATTGCGGTTAATTTAGGGCAAGGCGTTGGCGGTAAAGTAACTCGTAGATTGGTTTATGCGCAGTTTCTTGATGCTCGCAACTTTACTGGTGGTAAAAATGCTCAGGCAGATCCTACACAAGAAGCAGTGAGTTATTACATCATTGAGCAATTAAAAAGCCTTGATGATAAACAAGCTACTTTTGAACTGGCATCGCCTGCCGAAACAGATAACGCAAAAATCCCGCTATTAATGATTACATCTGATGTTTGTATTTGGCAATATCGTTCGCCACAATGCGGTTATACAGGTGGGCCTGTTGCCGATGAATTTGATAAACCAACGAACGACCGTAAAAAAGATAAATGCTCGCATTGTATCCGTGGTTGTAAATTGAGATTTGGTGAGAATGCTGTGTTACCGTTTGGTGGTTTTCCAAGCACAACTCAGTATGGGAATTGATCATGATTATTCCGGATAAATTAAAAAAAGAAATACTGTCACACGCTAAAAGTACAGCGCCACAAGAATGTTGTGGCTTTGTTGTATTTAAAGACGGTTTTTCTTACATCCCTTGCGAAAATATCTCACACGATCCAGTTAATTTTTGGGAAATATCGGCAGATGATTTTATTCTTGCTGAAGAACGTGGTGACATTGTAGCGTTGGTTCATTCTCACCCAGATTCTGCTTTTGAAAAAGGATTGCCATATTTATCCATTGCTGACAGAGAATGTCAGGTTAGAACACAGTTAGATTTTTGGCTGGTGGTGGATAACGATATAAGACAATTCCGCAATATTCCCCCGCTAATTGGGAGAGAGTTTAAAAACAATAAGCAAGATTGCAGAAATATCGCACTTGATTGCTATATGTTATCTGGTATTGATTTACCCGATGATTCTAAGTATGAGTTTGATTGGTTTGAAAACTCAAACTTATATGAAGATGGCATGAAACGGTGTGGCTTTTTTAAATTATCACAAGATGAACCTGTCCAGATTGGCGATGTGATTTTAATTAAAGTCGGTGCAAGTGTAGCTAATCACGCAGGAGTGTATCTAGGTGATCAGATGATGATTCATCATAGTGAAAGTCGGCTCTCTGCACGTGTACCTTATGATGGTTTTTGGCTTAATTCCACTCATTCAATTTGGAGACATTCAGAATGGCAAAAATTAAATTTTATGGCGATCTTAAACGATTTAGCCGTCAACCGATTGAACTTGAAGTAAGTAATTTCAGAGAGTTGATGAGTGGACTGTTATCTCAAATTAGTGGATTGCGTGAGCATTTGAGAAATGGCCATTATAAAATTCGTATTGGCAGTAAATATTTATCAGAAGAACAATTAAAAACAACGCCTATTATTTCATTGAAAAAGGATTGTACGGTGCATTTCACACCAGTGATTGCTGGCTCTGGTAAAAATGGTGCGGGAATATTTCAAATTGTTGCCGGCATTGTAATTATTGCAGCGAGTATTATTAGTTACCAATATTACGGTGTAGGATATGGTACTGCATTAATGTTTGGTATGTCTGGTGCAGCCATGGCATTGGGTGGCGCAATAACATTGCTTTCTAGACCGCCAGATATGAATACTAAAATTGATGAAGGCGAAAAGAAACAAAGTACATCATTTAGCAATCTTCGAAATTTAACTCCACAAGGAAGACCTATTCCATTATTGTACGGCAAGATGATGACTAGTCTTGTACTAGTGTCTCAAGGGATTGAAACCTTTGACGATGTTTAGGTAGTAAATCAGGTAATATCATTAATAAATTTAACCGCTTATAGGCACTGCTTATAGGCGGTTTTCTTTTAAAGAGGTACTTATGGGCGGTAAAAGCCAAGGTTCAGCGCGCACACCACATGAAGCACCTGATAGCCTTCGTTCTTCGCAACGATTACGTGCTATTGGTTTAATCTCTCTTGGACCAATCAAAGGTCCAGCCAATAAATGGAAATCAACTTACTTTGACAATACGCCAATCCAAAATGCAAACGGTGTTGATGATAATGATGAGTCAAGTTTCAATTTCAAAAACACAGAGATAGCATATACGCTCGGAACGCAGGATCAAATGCCGCTACAAGGCTTTGAAATGTCAGAGCGCGAAGTATCAGTTGGTGCTGAAATTAAAAATGTTACCCCTGTAACAAGAACCGTCATTGATCCTGATGTGACACGTCTCAGAATTACATGTGGTGTAAGTGCATTATTTTCTCAAAATGATAATGGTGATACAGAAGGAACATCTGTATCACTTGAAATCTTAATCAATGGGCTCACCCGAGCAGTAAAAAATATTAGTGGTAAATCATCATCTCGTTTTTATCGCAGTTTTATCATTGATAATTTACCGCCTAAACCATTTACCATTACAGTCAAAAGATTAACAGCCGATAGTAAATCACAGCGTTTACAGAATGGCACTCACTGGGTCAGCTATACAGAAATCATTGATACCAAACTGTCATACCCAAACATGGCATTAATTGGCATTAAAACGGATTCACGCTATAACCCAAATTTCCCTAATGTAAATCTATTGCTTTATGGCCGATTGGTGAAAGTGCCAAGTACATATAATCCTGAAACAAGAACGTACGCACCTGGTATTTGGCGCGGTGACTGGAAAGAAGAGTGGACGGACAACCCTGCATGGATTTTTTACGACTTAGTCACTAATTCATTGGCTGGACTAGGTAAACGAATTGGGGAATATGGATTAGATAAGTTCCAGCTTTATCAAATTGCAAAATACTGTGATGAATTAGTCGATGATGGATATGGTGGCAAAGAACCACGAATGGTATCTAATCTATGGATTACAGAACAGCGTGATGCCTATAACGTGCTATCGGACATGGCTTCTGTTTTTCGCTCTATTGCAGTGTGGAACGGAACGCAGTTTTCGGCTATCCAAGATAGAACATCGGATCCAGTTTGTTTATATACTCAATCAAATGTAGTTGATGGTAAATTCTCTCGCCAATTCGCAGCAGGAAAGACAATTTTCACTGCAGTGGAAGTTGAATATGCCGATGAACGTAACTTCTATCAAAAGGCGGTTGAGTACGTTGCAGATGATTTAATGATTGCTCGCTATGGCTATAACGTTAAGAAAATTACAGCCTACGGATGTACAAGTCGTGGGCAAGCTCACCGATACGGCAAATGGGTATTAGAAACATCTCGTCTTGAACAATGCACTATTACATTTGTAGTAGGTCGCCAAGGATTATTGCATTTGCCAGGTGACATCATTGAAATTGCCGATAATGATTTTGCTGGCAAAACACTTGGTGGACGAGTTGTAGCGATAAGCGGCAAGAAAGTAACGCTTGATCAACCTGTAGAAATCACTGGTAATAGCTATTTAAGTTATCTCAATGATGAAATGCAGTTGGTGAAAATCAAAATTATCAATGCAGATAATACAAATAAATCAGTTGTTACATTAGAAACCAATCCTGTTGGTTTGAATGTGATGGATGATTGGGTATTAAAAACACCGCAAGTATCTACTCAGCTTTACCGTGCTCTCGGCATTACTGAAAACGATGACGGGAGTTATACCATAACCGCACTGCAGCATGAACCGCAAAAAGAAGCGATTGTTGATGGTAGTGCAAGTTTTGTGCCTGTTGTATCAACAATGCACAATGGACTAACAAAAGTAACTAATGCTGATGTAGTTTATAGCGCCGATGGTATAAAACTAACTTGGTCAGTACCCACAACAGATACGTTATTAACCTATGAAGTGCGGTTATATCGCAACGGAAAGGTTTTTAAAACATATCTAAACTTAAAAAATCCAGAAATATCATTTGAAGGATTGCCTGACGGAAGTTATACCGCAGAAATCAGAGCTAAAAACCAAAGTGGCCAATTGTCAGATCCTGTAACACGCTCATTTGAGATTAATCTCAATATTCCTAGATTTGTTACTAAATCCTTGTTGTTTGCTATTGAGCTTGATTGGGATTTACCTAAGACATTTACACCTGGGTTTAGCACTGAAATTTGGCGTAGCAATACAAATGACATAAGCACTGCAGTGAAAGTGGCAACACTGCCATATCCTCAAAGTAATTATGTTATTAATGGTGTGCCTTTATCGACAGGCTATTACTTTTATTTGCGAGGAGTAGATAAACAGGGAAATAAAGGTGAGTTCACCGAAGCTGTATTTGGTGAAGCAGATCATAATCCTGATAACTTGTTAAATGCGCTGGAAGGTAAAATCACCAAGTCACAACTTGGTCAAGAGCTTATTAACTCCATTAAAGCCGATATTAATAATGCTGTTGGCGAAGAAGCTAAAACAAGACAAACCGCTGTCGCAGGTGCATTAGCTCAAATAGCTGCACAAGCTCAATCATCAGGAACCGCAATTAAAAATCTTGAAAAAGCAGACCAAGCACAAGCTGAAACAATTAAAACTGTGACAGCTAAGGCGGAGTCAGCTTTATCGGGCATTACTGAAGTAAGACAAGCTCAAGCGCAAAGTGATAAAGCGAATGCACAACAAATTAACGCATTAACCGCTAAAGTTGGCAAAGCAGAATCAACAGTATCACAGGTGAGTAGTGCTGTAGCAGGACTTAATGGCAAAGTTAGCTCGATGCACACAATTAAAACACAAGCTATTGCTGGTGGACGGACTGCTGTTGCAGGTATCGCACTTGGTGCAAATCAAGAAGAAAGCTCGGTCATTGTTATGGCTGATAAATTCGGGATTGTGGCAAATGCTAATGATGGCAATGTCAAACCTGTATTTAGTGTAGCTGATGGTCAAGTAGGTATTCGTGGTGATTTGGTTGTGGCAGGTTCAGTTACACGAGATAAGTTATCGTCTGAAGGTGGTGGAAATCTGTTGATGAATCCACTATTCGACAATGACGGTTACGGCTGGCGTGATGCAAACGCTAAAGGCGGTGATTGGAATAACTGTCCAAATACTTGGGTAGAACAACGAATCCAAAACGATAACAATTACACGCCGAAAGGACTAGAAAAAGAACGTTGGCGCTGGCTTGGAATAAGTGGAACAGTTGAACAATTCAACATCGCAGCAGACAGACAGCCATGGGTTGATGTCGTACGAGGATTTCAAAGTGTTGTTAAAGATAAGTGGTACATTTTTTCTGCTTATGTTGGTGGCTGGAATTGTGGCGGACAAGTAATTGTTGAGAAATATTCTGCGAATGAGCAAAGTTATCAAGGCGTTGTCGCATCAGCTTACGCTGGTGCAAGTAACGTACATAACAAACCCTCTAATTACCTTGATGCGCCAACTGGCTACTTTGAGCGAGGTGTAGCACAAGATACCAAGCGAGTTTTTGTTAAATTTAAAGCTCCGGATACAGGCAAAGTGCTGTTTGTTTTTAGGGTGCATTTGTACGCTAAAAATGTTACTGCAGCAGACTTTTTTGTCGCCCGCCCAATGCTTGAAGAGTGTACCGAGCATACGACCGAACCAAGTCCTTGGCAAAATGCTGGAGTAACTCAGGTTCACGGTGGCAGTATCATTGCAAACACAATCCGTGGCGACCATATACAGGCTAATCAGGAGATTAGAGCGCCAAGAATAACTGGTGGTGTCATTACTGGTAACACCGTTAATGGTGCAACAGTTAATGGTGGAACGGTTAATGGTGCAGTGGTAAGCGGCGGGACAGTAAAAGGTGCAATTGTCGAAGGTGGCGTAATCAAAGGCGCAAGACTGGAAGCAGTAACTGGTAAATTTACTGGAACGCTTGAAGTCAATCAGTTGGTTGGTGGTAATTTGTGTGAGGTGTTTATTGCTAGGGTTTATAAAACTATTGATTTTTATCAAGCGTGGATAAATGTATCCGCCGCACCTGTCAAGAGAATTTTCTTTATCGTAAATTCACATAAAACATTCACAGTTGAGGCTAATCAATCACACAGATATTTATATACGCACCACGGAGAAAATACACCGCCAGAGTTTTTTGATGTTGGCGGTGGCGCCCCAAAAATCTGCGTTACAGCATATGCAGTATCAAACACAACAACAATGTCTCAATAAGGAGTAAAAAAATGAAATTCATCACAAAACAAATCGAAGATATTCGTACTGGTGCCATGTCAGAACATCATGCAGTCACAGGTTTGCAAGTTGACTATATCAATAATAGTACATTTGTCACTATTGCATCATATGTGTCAAAAGCTAAAAAGGATGAAGGAAAAGAATCCTTATCTGTAAATACTTTCACTATCCAAGCTGTACCAGGGTGGGAAAAAATCCCTTATGAATGGGCTTTAGGTGAGCTAGTAAAGGCACAACCCGAAGATTTTAGCCCTGAAACATATATAGGCTATGTAAACCCGTATATGTTTGCCGGTGGGAAAATCGAACAGTAAACAACAAAACAACCGCACTTTAAAAGTGCGGTTTTTTATTGGAGAGAATATGGAAAATATCGAACTGGAAACAGTGCGCGGCGATGATGATGGATGGTCTTTCGAACTGCTAGAAGATGATGAATCTCAATCAGATTTAACTGGCTCTCGTTTTGATATGTGGATCAAACCAAAGAAGGGTGAATTGATTAAGTTATCCACGCAAACAGGCGAGATAACGGTTAATCAAAATATTGTGACCGTGACTATCTCACACGATAAAACGCAAGGAGCAAAATGGGAATTTGCTACTTGGGATTTGCAATGCACCAGTCAGCAAGGCTTGGTTCAAACGCTTGCTGGTGGTGGATTTACACTTATTCACGATGTAACGGAGGCTGAGTGATCATTAAGCTAGTTAAGCGGACAAAGCCAAAAATCAAAGTAAAAGTCCGGCTAATAAAAGAAATTGGCGATACTCAAAAAGTCCCATCATTATCAGATTTAATCACATTCTACAAAATAGGAGCCTTATAGTATGGCAAGACCAGAAATTACCACAGTTTTAACAGAGTTCGCTGAGTACTTAGGCCAAGAAAATAAGAAAATCAAAACCGCAATCGGAAATCTTGAGAGCTTACCGACAACGCATAAAGATTCAATCGTTGCTGCGATGATTGAATTCGGACAAAGACTTAATGAATTATCAAGCGGCGCATCAGGCATTAATGACAGTGCGACAAATGAAACAGCAACATTGTCAGCCAAGAAAATTCTTGAGCTTGTAAACAAAGCAAAAACAGATGCCAAAAGCGAAATCTTAGGCGGTAATGTAGCGGCAGAGTTAGACACCATTAAAGAATTAGCTGATTCATTAAATGGAATGAAAACAGGCGAAGATGGACTGAATAAATTAATTCAAAAAATCTCACAAACCAATGAAGCATTAACTACACTCAATCAAAAATTCACCGCTCTAGACGGTGTGAATTTAAAAGAAGCTTACACTAGAGGTTACAATAAATAATGAGCTTTGATACAACAGTTAAAGAGTTTGCTGAATTTATGGGGACTGAAATTAAGCGAATTGAAAATAAAATTCAAGAGGGTAGCGGTAGTCAGTCCAGTAATTCGATGATAATTACTGGAATTGGGCGACCTGATAAGCCTGATACAACAGGCAATGTGTTAAATGGTGTGCCAAATAAGATCGCTGGTAATGAGCCGAATGGAACTTTCTACAACTCAACAAATGGTGCAGGTGTTGGCGCATATCTTTGGCAGAAACAAAACAACAAATGGGTTGTAATATCTGGCGACACTGGCTCTAGACGAATGACTAGAGACAGTGTGAATATTAAAGAGGGAACTATACATCTAAGACGAGTAAATAACACAGTGGAGTGTTCTTTCAGTAAAGGGCGTTGGGATACAATTTCTTTTTATGGGAGTAGTAATCCTAAATTCACAAGAAAAAACCACGCAAAAAGAATGGATATCCTACCTAATAACAAAATACCATTCGGCTTCCGCACCGGTATTCCTGTTATGCTTCCGTTTTATAGCGATGAGGGTGATGAAATTGCTACTGTGTATGTTGCTAGTATAGGTGATAGAGCTTATATTGAGTTGAGGTTTAGGGACAAAGTGCCAACAGCCGACCTTGATTATATGCGTATGCCTGTTATCAGTTGGATAACAGACGACCCATTCCCAGAGGTATTGCCTTAATCTAGAAGTTCAGCAACTTCTTCCATATTGGCATGATAGGTGTTTTGAAACATCCGGATGTCTTTATTCATATTTTATGGCATTATTACAACCCTGTAACTTTTGTAGTTTCGGAAAAATATATATATTTTCGGAAATAAACAATATCACAGATACATAATAAACTGATTTTATTATTTAAAAATTGGTGTTTTAAAATTTGTACATTTTGACTTCAAACGTGCTTAATTTTTAGCTTGTGATAAGAACACCAATAATGATGAGTTATTGGTGTTTTTTCTTTTCGGGCA